AGGAGCTACAGCATTTATGAAAAAGAACCAATGGGAAAAGGCAGAGGAAGCAGTTCCTCTGCCGGGCGATGTTGTGTTCTTTGATTTCCCAAACGATGGAGTTGACCGTATCTCACATATCGGGATTGTGGTTAAGGACAACGCAGACGGAACGGTTACCTGTATCGAAGGCAATACTGCCCCAGATAAGAAGGGTGACCAGCGCAACGGTGGGCAAGTATGCCTAAAGGTGCGTGCTTACAAGAAGAAGAATGGCTCAAAGTTGAGAAAGTCTCAGGCTGTAACCATCGTTGGTTTTGGCAAGCCAGTCTTTAAGTCTTAGGGAGAAAAATGAATAAAGAGAAATTGATCGATATCGCATCAACATATCTTCGTGCTGGAATTGCGTCAATAATTGCGCTTTACCTTGCAGGAGTTACAGATCCAAAGGCTTTGGCAACAGCAGGTATCGCTGCTATTGCTGGTCCATTGCTAAAAGCACTAGACCCAAAGGCATCAGAGTTTGGACGTGGCGCTAAGTAATTAGCCCATAAGCGCGAGGCAAACGCCCCCTGCTCAGGAGAAATCCTGGGTGGGGGGCTTCTTTTTTTATGCCCTTTTAAGGCAGGAAAGATGGCGAGTTGCGCCACTTTCAGTACTAGGTAGGGTGATTGTATGGGTAGCAGGTACTTATGGCCTCAACTCAAGGTTGATTTACTTTGCCTGTCTTAGAATATGCCAGAGTCACTATCGTTATTTAAGTGTGTCTTTAACCGGTGGCAGTTAGCACACAAGGTTTGCAGATTGGATGGGTCGTTGTTCCAACGATCACCGTCTATGTGGTCTACATCAAGCTGACTTCTATGTTCAGGTATAAAGCCACAATGCAGGCAGGTGTCTTTCTTGTAAACGGTATATGGGTACTCAGTCTTCAAACGGTTGCGGCGGTAGATTTCTTTGCAGCGATAGCGACTAGCTAGGGTCGGTCTTTTGGAATCTCTTAACTTTACTCTGGTGTATCCGCAAACAGAGCAGACACCCATCCGCTTTGCTTCATCAATCTGCGTTAAGCTGTGCTTCATCTTTATCCACCGGACAGGGTACGCGGATCAAATTACCGCAACTTACGCAGGTAGCATCAAGAAAATACCAGACTAGCTCGTAGTCATTAAAGGCTGCCATAACGCTGAAGACTTGCGACCCACAAGGACATACGTGGACAGGGCCAAAGGCCCTTAAATCGGTGCCGAAAGGCTCAGGAAGGGCATCGTGGTGCGCCTTACGGCGCAGGAATTTAGGCATAACAAAGGGGTGGAACCGCATTGCCTGGCACGGCTCCTTCCTGTGGGTCAGTCGCCTCTCGGCTACGCCTCGGCCCTGATAAGGGCCGCCTACTGTTATTCGCCTACAGCTCATATTGTACACAGATGCCTGCCAAATGTGTGTCTTGCGACACGCCGTGGTAGGATCCGCTAATGACAACACTGGTAGGAATCCAAGGACCTGACTTCGTAGTGATGGGTGCTGATTCGCAGATAACCGATAACGATCAGCGGATCATTAGCACTCAGACGCCCAAGATAGTACGCAAGGGTAGGTACCTGTTAGGTGTGACCGGTGACTCACGCCCAGGAGATATCTTGATCTATAACTGGAAGCCTCCGATGTATAAACGCCAAGATCCTGTGGATTGGATGGGAAGGGTTGTCATACCTTCGATCTACAATGCGTTCAAAGATAATGGCTATGAACTAAACGACAAGGAAGCGAGCTTCGCTTACCTGCTTGCCTTTGATTCGTATCTGTTTTCTATCGGCTCGGATCTATCCTTTAACGGTAGTGAGAACGGACTCTTCACGGCAGGTAGTGGTGGTCCATACGCACTCGGTTATCTGTACTCACTCAAGCCCGGTTCATACAAGAGCCTGCTAATGGCAAAAGTAATTGCAGAAAGAGCAGTAAAGATCGCGTCGGTACTTGATATCAATACCTGTCCACCAATACAGTTGGAGACACAAGAGAGAGGTTGGGAATGATGCTTGGATTTATGTTCGGTTTGCTTATTGGTTTCGTCGGGGCTTATGCTTTCGACTATTACCTTACGTGGAGGGATAACCGCAGATGATTACAGATCCAAAGGAATTATTACTGCACGTACTGCACTCTAAAGATGCAGGGCGTGACCGCAGTAAGCAAACACAGGTAGGTCCATCAGAGATCGGTGGCTGCCGTCGTAAGGTCTGGTACCGGTTAAACGCACAGCCAGAGACTAATGAGAATCAGTCAAAGCTGGCAGCAATTATGGGTACTGCTATTCACGCTGCTATCGAAGATGCAATCACCACGCTAGATCCAGAAGGTAAGGATTACCTAGTCGAGACTGCAGTTGAGTACGGTGATATGAAAGCACACGTTGACTTATTCGTACCGGGTATCGGTGCAGTCATTGACTGGAAGACATCTAAGGTAAAGAACCTTTCATACTTTCCGTCAGTGCAACAGCGCTGGCAAGTACAGGTCTATGGCTATCTGCTATCTAAGAACGGTCACGAAGTAAAGACTGTAAACCTAGTAGCCATTGCACGTGATGGTGATGAGAAGGATATTAAAGTCTATTCTGAACCATACGATGAAGCATCAGCGCTAGAAGCGCTACAGTGGTTGGCTAATGTCAAGGCTTTGCAAGAGGCACCAGCACCTGAGAAGGATGCAAACTTCTGCAAGAACTACTGCCAGTACTACGACGCATCTGGAGAGATGGGTTGTGTAGGTCTAATAAAAGAACGTATCGTCCTTAGTGAAGTCGTGATTGAGGACGCACAAGTTGACACCCACGCATTGAAGTATCTTCAGTTAGATGAGAAGATCAAAGAGCTGGAGAAGGAAAAGGATTCCTTGAAGTCATCCTTCGAGGGAACTACTGGCGTTACTGCTAGTGGTATTCAGATCAGTTGGACAACGGTTAAAGGTCGTGAGACAGTTGACTCTGAACAAGTAGAAAAACTATTAGGCTTTTTACCGAAGTTAGTTGGTAAAGAATCTATTAGATTAAACATCAAACCAAGTGGAGGAAAGTAATATGCCAGCACCAGAATCAACAAAGTTTCAGGTTAACTACAGTTTACCTAACGGAACTTTAGTAAACATTTATGCAGCAAGTGTTTCAGAATTAGAAGCAGGTCTTGCAGATCTAGCAATGAACGCACTTAATATTCGTGCAACCGGTGCAGAACTATCAGGTGGTGCAGTAGCACCAGCATCAGCGCCAGCACCAACAGTTGCAGCAGTTGCTGCAGCATTTAATGCAACACCAGTTGCTGCCGCTGCACCTGCAGGTGGAGATCAGGTTTGCCGTCACGGAGTAATGGCTTTCCGTTCAGGTACTTCAGCTCGTGGACCTTGGAAGGGTTGGATGTGTGCCTCGCCTAAAGACACGCCAAAAGAAGACAAGTGCGAGACTATCTGGATCCGATAATCTGTGCGCGAGCCAAGGTTCTTTGAAGACCCTGCTTGCGCCACAGTAGGTGGAGATTTCTGGTTTCCAGAAAAGCACGACGGAACCAGTAACTCTACTGAAATGCTACTGGCTATCTCCATTTGTAAGAAGTGTGTTCATCAAACTGAGTGCGCTGAATGGGGAATAAACAACGAACGCTTTGGTATATGGGGCGGGGTAACTGAAAGACAACGACGAATCATTCGTCAACAAAAGAATATTACGTTGAGAGGGGAAGACGTTGCTTGATCTATCACGTGCTTGGAGAGGTGTGCTTACCAAAGCAACACCACTTCCTGACGTGTGGTTAGCACTGTCTGCCAAGCAGATTAAGTTCCGGCGAGGACAGGTCTGTATGGTGGCGGCTGCACCCAACGCTGGTAAGAGTATGTTTGCTCTTATCTATGCGATGAAGGCAGGCGTTAAAACTCTTTTCTTCTCAGCAGATACAGACACCACAACTGTAATGATGCGAGCTGCAGCAGCAGCCTCCGGTCATTCACAGGTATCGGTAGAACTGAACTTATCTAAGGACAGTCACTACTACGATAAACACTTTGACAAACTAAGCCATATCAAATGGGTCTTTGATTCGTCGCCGTCACTAGACGATATCGAGTTAGAGATAAAAGCATATGTGGAGTTATACGGCGAGGCTCCAGAGTTAATAGTTATAGATAACTTAATGAACGTGGCAGCAGAGACTGATAATGAATGGGCTGGTCTGCGTGCAATTATGATGGAGTTGCACGATATGGCACGCAAGACAGAAGCCTGTGTGTTAGTACTGCACCACGTATCTGAGCAAAGCGAGTATGGCTCACCGTCAAAGCCACCTGCTCGCCGTGCTATTCACGGTAAGGTAAGTCAATTACCTGCCTTGATTCTAACCCTTGGGTATGATCCAAACCAAGCGGTTCTTTGCGTTGCTGCTGTGAAGAACCGTTTTGGTCCCCATACCGCTGATGCCTCTGACTACGCTACGCTCTTCGTGAACTATGCGGCTTGTCAGATATCAGATAAGGATGCGTGGGGTGTTATGATTAAAAACGATGCAATGAACAACTACCAGGGTAACTACATAGTCCAGTAAGGGATATAAAATGAGTGATGTTGAAAGAGAAGTTGCTATTCTTAAAGTAGATCTGGCTAACTTCTTCAACGCTATGATCCAGTCCGGCATTGTCGAGATTGTCAAAGATGAAGAAGGACAGATGGTTTACAAAACCAACAAAGTAGTACTGGTAGATGAGTCAGTACAACAAGACTAAAGGTTCTCAGTTTGAGACAGATGTAATGAAGTGGCTCCGTAAAATGGGTGCCATTGCAGAGCGTCTGACTAAAGCTGGGGCAAAGGATGAAGGCGACATCGTTACTGTTATCGCAGGGGAAACTTACATCCTTGAACTAAAGAACAGGCAGACGCTCACCCTGCCTCAGTTCTGGAAAGAAGCACAAGTTGAGGCGTTTAACTATGCGAAGGCTAGGGATCTTGGGGAAGTTCCACTGTCTTATGTCATAGTTAAGCGTCGCAACGCTCCCATAGAACAAGCGTGGGTAATTCAAGATCTAACACAATGGTTAAAGGAGAAAAAAATGCCAGTACCAGAAGGCGCACTAACAACATCAGAGATTTGGAGCGACCCAAATGCCGTCGAAAATCAAACCGTTGAAGAGACGCAAGCAGTCGAAGTTCAAGAAGAAGCCGATGCCACAGAGTCAACGGTGGTCGAAAGTGACAGTGACTAAACGTGATCTGCCAGAATTGCCTGAAAGCGGGCGAGGAGAACAAGGCTAATCACCTAAAGCGTGCAACACACTGGCACGAGAAGTGCGAGGGATGCGTATGCCAGCACAAGACTGGAACAGGTTGGGTAAAGGGCGAAAAGGTCGCACTGATGCAAACTCAATCCCCATAGCACCGGTAGTTCGGTTCTTTGGTGGTGAAGTAAGAGAAGGTCAAGACGTATCGGTTAAGTGTTGCTTGCATAGCGACACTCGTAGGTCTGCTGTAATAAATACATATAACAATTTATATTTCTGCCACACCTGCGGTAAGGGTGGTAATGCAGTCAGTATTGTCTGCATCATAGAGAACTTGGAGTTTAAGGATGGCCTCAAACGCGCAGTCGAAATTGCTACTGGAAGCGGCGCAACGATACGCTCAAGAGGTAAGTCCAGAGGTGCTGGTCGCCCTAGCAGAACGTGGGATATCTGAACAGGTAGCTGCACGTTTCCAGTTAGGCACAGTTACTGAACCAATCAACGGTCACGAGATGTATGATGGATGGATATCTATCCCTTACATTACTGCTGGTGGTGGTTGCGTAGGCTTTAAGTTCCGGCGCATAGATGATGGCAAGCCCAAGTATGGCTCGCCAACAGGACAGAAGGCACACCTATACAACGTATCCGATGTGTTACTTATGTCTCCTTATATTGTTATCTGCGAAGGTGAACTAGATGCAGTAATTACTAGCGGGATGCTTGGTATTCCAGCAGTTGGAGTACCTGGCGTACAGTCTTGGAAGCCACACTTTCCTAAGCTCTTTAACGGTTACGATACGGTCTATGTTGTCGGTGATAACGACGTCAAAGAAGATGGATCTAACCCCGGTGCAGAGTTTGCTAAGCGTGTCGCTAACGAGATAATCAATTCACAAATTGTTACACTACCTCCAGGATTAGACATCAACGACTACTACTTGGCCTACGGTGCAGATGCAACAAAGGCTTTGCTAGTGGGTGAAACGAAAGGTGAGTAAAGAAGAATGGCAAATGATGCTACAGACTATTCAGCATATGGGCTTCCAGATCCTAGAAGTGGATACGGAAACCGAGACTATCTCGATACGACCTTTACCAACAAGGTAGATCCAGAGTTCATCGTAGATGTATGGCGCATTATGGATGCAGCGGGCAACCTACTGATCCGTAAGCACCACGACTACGGCCCAAAGAATATTGCTGGTTCACCGGGTGGCCCACTCAACGGACTACGTGTGCGTATGTGGGACAAGATAGCCCGTATTAACAATCTAATTGACTCAGAGGTAAGTCCATCTAATGAATCACTTCGTGATAGCTTTCTTGATCTGCTTAATTATAGTGCTATTGCAATGATGGTATTGGATGGCAGTTGGCCTGATGAGTAATATCCACCCGATCATTCTTGAGGTGGCACCGTCTGTTTCATACGTTGTCTACCGCAGATACAAAGCCTTCGTCGAGAAGGATGATATCTATCAAGAGTGTATTGCTTGGGCTATGACTCGCACTGATGACTTCGATGAGATGCTTAACGTTGAAGATGCTGATGAGCGAAAGCATAACGAGCAGAAGATTGCGTGGCGTATGCGTCGTGTAGCAGAACGCTATGCTCGCAAGGAGAAGGCTAACAAGTCCGGCTATCAGACTTCTGATGAGGCGTACTACCAGACTGCTACCTTGGGTCAGCTACTGCCATATGTTATCGCCTCTGTACTTGACGGTACAGTGCTAGAGCAAGCGCAAGAAATGATTATTGACGGTCAACCTAAAGGTTCTTCTTCACCAGCAGAAGGCGGTACGCTGCTTGCTAGTCTGATAGATATCAAGAAGGCTTATCTGCTACTAGAACCAGAAGATCAGAACCTGTTGCGCTACCGTCATCACGATAGTTATACCTTCAAGCAGATGTCTGCACTCCTTGAGTGCGCTATCTCTACTGCAGATCGTCGCTGTTCAGTAGCCCTGCGTAGATTGCAGGATAACCTGGGCGGTGAGACTCCCTGGAAATGAAAGAGGCAGACCTCTTCGCCTATCTTAAAGGCAGCCTATACCCAGACCTAGTAAAGAGTCCGGGGATCTATGATAGTTATGACTGCACCAGCGAGAAGGCTGCTCATTACATTGAACTTAAATGCAGGCAGACTCACTATCCAACCCTGCT